CGGTAATGCCATTTGGATATATCCATGCTTCAACTGTAAATGCAGGAGTAGTGGCCCCAGTATTCCAAATATTAGAGTCAGTAACTGTTAAGTAGTTTGCAGTGGCGTTGGACATGTATGTGCTGCCACCGTGTAAACTCGGAGTGTACACCGAACTTGGAGAGAATGGACTAAACGCTTGAGCCGATGCGTACACAGACGAGTGGGCACTTGACGTTACTGCTCCCGAATTAGAACCGTTGTTTATATATCGATTGCTTTGGCACATTAACAATACCGGACTTGTGCCGGTAGTTAATGGTGTTGCAGATGGAGTGAACGGTGCAGAATATACTACAGATTTTGAAATGCGAAGGTTTGAAATGTATAACGCCGCGTTCCCTGAGTACGTTGCGTTTTGCGTATAAGCCCCCGATCCGAGAGTAAACGTGCCCCCTGCTACAGAATAAGTTTTTTGATTTTGAGCCGCACCTTGCAATACACCGTTTACATACAATGATAAATTGCCTGCGCCGCTGCCATTTCTGACTAATGCAACGTGTGCCCATGTACCAAGAGGAATAGATACTGTAAATGCATTTTGCTGCCAGCCGCCACTATACACTTGGTAAATTATTGACGTAACTGTTGACGCCGATCCGTCCCATGATATTGCCCAGCCACCAGTAGCAGTAGATAGTCCGTTACCAAATAAGTTACTTCCCGACGATGCCATAGTATTGAATGCAATCGGGTTAAACCAACATTCAATTGTAAAATCTGTGTTAATTAAATCAAAATCAGAACTTTGCGGTATAGTCAAATAACTTCTGTCAGACGAATAAACACTCCATCCGGTTTGACTGTAAGGACTAAATGTAC